GGGATGCTGATCAGATGGTTAGCGTCATCGGCCATATCGGTATTGTGGTTGGCCAGGTACTGAACGTAAACATGTGAAGCTGCGTTAGCTCCACCTGACATGTAAAGTACCCAGCCAGCCGAATCGACATAGTTGTGATCAATGTCGTAGAACCCTGCTTCACTGTAGAAATTAGGATCAAGTCTATTCCTACGTGACAGGTAGACTGGTGGCTGCTGTGAGACCGGATACTCAACGGTGATGATCTGACGGAAGCCAGCTGGAAGATCGAACGAATATACCTTCGCTCCTCCGATGGTTTCATCTTTAAACATCGGTCGCAGGATAGGGAATGAGAGCATGGCTTCGATGCACCAGGGCCAGATCACATTGGTTCGTGACCACATGGTCCCTGAGTTGTCACCCAAAGCGACCGAACAATCTGTAAGCAACTTCGCAAACGATATGGTCATATGATCAGCTCCTTAGGTTGGTTTTGGCACCAGGACTGAGCTGGTTTGAAGCTGGTAATAATCGTTGATGGTCAGGAAGGGCATATCATAAGCAATGATGTAATCGATCAAATCTTCGAAGTCAGCAGTCGCCCACTGAGAAGAACCGGCCGCAGCTGCAAACTTATGTCCGTAAAATACTGCAAGTCTGCCAGTGTTGTAAGCAAGATCTACGGCTGTCTCAGCTGTAGCAAGAGTAAGTCCGTTGTCAAGAGAGTCAATCCCGCCCCAAAAATAATTCTCTTCAGCAAGAGCAGCTGGGTAAAGGATAGTTTCACACTTACGACCGGTGAGGATACCAGCATCGATACACGCTAATCTAACAGTTTCGTTATATCCAGCATTGGGATAAGCACAGTGAAGAGAGTCACGTGTGAGACCTAATGCATCCAAGGCTGCAGTGCAGGCCTCCAGGTTGGTAGTAGCATCTGCCTGAGATAAAGTAATGAGATTGGTATGGTCTTTAGTGTGATTACCGATGGACCAACCGTTAGCATACATTTCCTGCAGTTGGGCGGCAGTCAATCTATCGACGGTATCGATCAAGTCTGAGATGACATAACAAGAACCACGAACATTCCTTGAGTGCATATAAGAATAACCCACAGTGTATAAGGATGAGTAAATATCATCTAAGACGATCATCGCAGCTGCACGCATGACCGGATTAAGTTTGATCTCATCCATAGAAATAATAGCTGTGGCACCAGCAGTCGAACAGACTCCAATTCTGAGACGGATCATGGTGGCCCAATTGACAGCACCGGTCGTGGTCCACGTTGCAGGATAAATATCCCAAACATTCCAACCTGGCTGGATGGTTGGGTTTACTTTTTCTGCCTTGAAATAGATGGAGCCAATATTGGTGTTGTCAGAGAGATAAACCCGTAAATAAGTCACATTTAGTGGAGCTGCATTATGGCAGTAATAGAAAACTCTCAACCGATTGGGAGCAGCACCGCCTGATACCCAATTGATGGTTTTGGTCGCAGACTCAATGCCGTTATCGGGAGCGGATATCTTGATGCTTTGTGTACCCGTCCTAAACTCACCCGGCGTGGTGTTGGCGGCAATCGAGCCTGTGCCAGCGGCGGTCCATTGTCCAAGTGTCTCAAAGTCTTCGAAGACTGTACCTGGATTGGTGAGAAGGTTTTGAGGTAGATTGTAACCAGGTAGGCCTGAGCGTGAGCGAAGAATGATAGGGTACATGGTTTATGGCGTTATCCAGCGGATGGTGACTGACACAGCGTCAGTGATAGCGTCACACTGAGCAACGGCAATGGTCAATGGTCCACTCAGTGGGATAAGATCGTACATGCCGGTATCAGCTGCAGCTGGATCACAGGTCTGCTTGCGGGGAGCATACCAACCATCGGTAGCGTTGTCGCTCTTCACCATGACGTTGCCGAATATCGCATCACTGATGGTGACGTCAGTGGTGGCAGGTGCAGCTGCGTTATAGTCGAGGTACACGTCCAGCAGGAAGCCCATGATCGGGAGGCTGGTGCCGCTACCGGTGGCAGCGCCGGCACCGCCGGCTGTGGTAATGGATACTTTTTGAATTGCGATCTCACTCATTTAGTTCTCCTTTGTACAGCCGGCGTTAGCCGGCCAAGAAATCAAGAAAGGACTTGCGGGGCAGGCGGTCTATCCTGCCCCGCCAAGAGTCTTATTTGATCATCCACTTCCCACCGACAAGGACGATCATCGATGGCTTGCTGTCACCTGAGAAATGCACTACCCAGCTATCCACTTTGCTACTAATAACAAAGTAAGGGCGATCATTCCCCAGCTGCTGCAGCACGTCAATCAGGTCCGCTTTCTTAGCCGGTCTCGCTGGTCGGGGTTGTACCATAGCGACTTTCTTCTTAGCTGCCATGGGTTATCCCTCCGTGAATGTGAGCACCAGGGTGAAGTCATGCGTCGCTGTCCCGCCGGCACCATCGAAATCAAGGCTGATAGCAACCACCGTCCCTTTGACGATATGAGGAAACTCACCACCTACAAAGTCATCACGATCATACTCAATGGGTGTGTTGCTGTCACCGATATCTTTAGCATCGAGATAACCATCGGTGTCACTGGTAGGGCCAATATCGAGAATACCGTTGTTAGCATTGGAACCGTTGCAGCTGACGTGGATCAGTTGGCAGTCAGCCTGGGCAGTGAAGTACATAGAGACATTGGCAGCCAGCGTGCCGGGTACATGATACGTATGTGTGAACTTTGTACCGATCATTTGTTTTTCTCCTTATCCACCAGCGACTACACGTTTACCGATGCCTCGGTAAGTGGCAACGCCGACGGCAAACATGTCACGGACCTTGATAGGCAGGGTGTCATTGGTGAAGAGCAGCCCGCTCGAAGGATCCGTCACACTGTACAGCTGGGGAGCTGGGTGCGACGTCCCGCCTGGATTGTCACCGTAAGCCATACAGATCACCGGGGCGATACGTGGGTCTACGATGTAGGCCCAATCGGTGGCATCCGTCCAATCCGGAACCAGGATCGGTACTGGACGTGGGTCACCAGGGCGATCCTGGGCGTAGGGGTTGACGTCGTTGTTGGGTGTGGCTGGATATCCACCAGGGCCAGCACCATAACCGAAGTCGATCAGGGCCTGGTCGTATAGATCGGCCGGCACGAGCAAGAACTTAGGCCATAATGCCTGGCGTTTGGAACTGTTGGGCTCGGCTGCCTTCATGCACTCCAAGCGAGCTGCCTTCCATGCTGCGATGGAATAAGCTGTGGTGGCATAGTTGGAATGTGAATTGTCTGCGATAAACAAAGCCTTGCTGTCCTGAGCAAGGGTTGGTCCTAAGCCCGCTGCCTGGGTAAATATGTAGGATACTGCAGCTGACCTGGTGCGGATGGCAGCGATGGTCAGCGCACGTGGGATTGCCTGGAGTTCGTCAATCCGACTGTTGCGAATCATCTTATCGGTGATGCCGACATACCCGCCGTACTTGGTAAAGGCACTGGTTTCTTTCGTGTCTGCCAATGTGAGCTCAGTGTAAGCAGCTCCTTCTGCAACCACAGGTAGATTCGCCAATCCACCGAGCTGCAGCCACTGCATATCTTGCAGTGTGCCATCGGTGGCCTGGACTGCGACGATCATTTCATACCAACGGTAAGCGATCAGGTTGGCATACAGATCCACTACTACTTTGTTCATGGCATTGACTGCCAGGTCGCTGAGTGTGGTGGTGTTGGCTGCAGCGAAGGCGACGTGAGAGGGGTCGAACACGCCCTTCATCTCGATGTCACCAGTGAGAGCACGGTACAGTGCATCGGTGCGCCTGAGCTCGGGAGGGGGCAGCTTGGCACCTGGGGCACCAAACAACCAATCTATATATCCCTGGAACTGATCACGTGCACCTGGTCCCTCTGAGAGCTGCTGCCCTCTGGGTGGATTGTTGCCGATGGTGATCACACTGTCCTCGACTGCCCTGGACAATACGGCTACCTGGGCTTCGAGTTTTAAGATACGGTCTTGCTCGGGAGTTGCTTCTGGTTCTGGCATTGCGTCTTGTTCTCCTTCTTCGAATAAGTCTTGAAATTCTTCCTGGGTGAATAATTTATTGAGATCTTCTTCACGAACCTGAAATAATCCATCAGGGTTAAGTGCTGGTTCGTCTACCACGTCGGCTGCGTATAACGCAGTGATACGTGCCACAGGGTACTGTCCTGTGGCGTTGGCGGGTCTCCCGCCGGTAGCCGGCAGCTCCTGCCCATCGTTGGTGGTCCACGCTCGATCAAGGTTGACGACAACACTGACACCGAGGGCGGTTGGGTCCTCTCTGGCCAGGTTGAGTATGTAGGACCCGATATCACCGGCCGGGCTCTGGTGAGCTGACTTGCCAATAAAGAGATCACCGATCAGTTTGTCACTATGCATCCTGAAATTGCGGACCCGGCCCAGGTACTTACCTAGGCCATCATGGAACCAATCGGGATGGGTGAACCTGGATTTGACACCGGTGGCTTTGGAAGATCCCAGCTGCTGCAGCTGAGACAAGGTTACCTGGTCAAAAAGCAGCCTGTGTCCGACTGCTTCACCGGTGGTGGCGATGCTGACACCAAGAATGGCGTCATCACCGATCGCACCTGAAAACTCAATCGGGCTAGTGCGTAGTTTCTCGGGCATTAATTGACCTCCTTATCTGGGTTGTCTGACAATTTACCACGAGTGTTACTGGTGTACTTGATAGTAGCCTTCGTCTGCGGAGGGAAGCGGTTGTTGACGAATGAGTAAATACCGCTGGCGCACAGTCCTGCTGCGATACCGAAGAAAACCAGCTCGATGTACTGTTCGAGGGGTGGGTAGACTTCATGGAACTTGTAGACAAGTCCAAAGATAACACCCACGGCCATTGAAACAAGCAAGAGCTTGTTACCGCTCAGCCCAAACTTCTTGATGAACTCAACGATACCGAGGATCAATAAAGCGAGGGTGAGAGGGTTTAGGGTAAACGTATTTAAGTCCATGATCATTCTCCTTGGTCAGAATTAGCCGGCGGCACAGGTGCAGTCTCTGCACTTAGTTCGTCACCGGCGGGTTGATCTTGATTAACTTCCATGCCTGGATACATCACCGGCTGGATGGGGTCAGCCTGGGCTTCACTGACGATCTTGTCCAGCTCTTCATCGTCGAGGGTGACACCGGCAAACTTGAACACCAGGTCAACGGCCTCCCTATGCAACGTGGGTGATTTGCCAAGCAGCGTGTTCTGTAGCGCTGCGAAGCTCATGGCCACGGTGTTCGAAGCGTCAGCGAGCGTTGCATTATCTCTGAGCGAAACGTCGGGTCTTTCGACGGTGAAGATCTTGTTGTAATCGGTCTCGGTGATGGCCGGCTCAGCGCCGATCTCTACAGCACGCAGGAAGGCCTGGGCCAAGATATCCTCCAAACACCACACAAAATATTCTTGTCTTTTTAACAGCAGCTTTTCTGGTGGGGCTTGCATCGCTTCGGCCGTGGCGACGTTGACGTCACCACCTTCACCCCGCCAATGCGGGGGGAAGCCTGAACCGGCATCGATCATGTTGCGTACTGCCTTCATGTCGTGGCTTGCATCTGCCCCTCTGAGAGAAGGGGTTATAGTTTGCCATTCCTCACTCTCGTCTTTGACGACGATCGATCCGCTCTCCGGTGCGCTACTGTACTGTGTACTCTTCGCTTCTACCTTGTTGGAGGGCACAGTAACAAGATACAAGAACGCACGTGCAGCCCAGTGAAGGCGGACCCGGTCTTCCAGCATCCGGCTGTAGCGCAGCAGCCATGGGATGATCGTAGTCAAGTCACTCTCACCCAGGAGCGCACCCATGGGACGATTTACCGAATAGTGCATCATCACAGCGTCACACATGCCGGCCTCGGGATGATCAGGGCTCAGCCAGCGCCTGGGCTCAAACTCGCCTGGCTGTGGTGCTTCCCAATACACCAGCTCAGTCTCCCAATCATTCTCAGCGGTTTCAATCTTCTGGATCTGGTCTTTGGTAACGAACCTGATAAAGCTCATGCCATCGAGCATATTTCTGAATAACAGGACAAACAAGTCACCTGATCGGACCAGCTCTTCACACATCGGCGCCAGGCGCAGGTCCATGCGGTTCTTACGGTGCTGCCAGAAGCGCTTGACAAAGTCATCCATCTCTGCGATGGGTGAAGTGAAGCTGATCCCCGATCCAACCACGTAGTTGACCATCGTTGAGATGATTCGCCAGGCCATGGGGTTCTTACGCCAGGCGGTCAACGCATCGGTATACAGTTCCTGGATCTCTGACCAGCTGCGGTCATGTCTGCGACCGCTGATGGTCTGCCAGTGATCATCAGTCACCTGGTTAGGACTGACGGTGAAGTTATTTTCAAATTCATTTTGCACAAAGAATAAACGTGATAACCAACCAGGTGTTTTCACTTCACTACCTCCATGTATCGATAACCTTCAATCTCGACAGCGCTCCATCCCCGGGCATGCTTGATCCACACAGCATGCCCGCCCAGCTCAATCACCTCGACGATCTCTCCCTTAGCCAGGTGCCCAAGTTCTTTGCCTGCAGTGCTGGGCAGCTGCCTGATATGTAATCCTTCGAATAACGATCTCAGCTGGTATGGCCTGACCGGAGGGGATGTTACTTCATGGTAATTTCCAAACCACTGCCGCATCTGGTCGATGCTACCATTGAACCAGTTGCCATCACACGCATTCTGGCACCCTGGGAAATAATATCCATCTTCGCAATACTGCCAGATGACCCACTTGTCCCACCCGATGGGTAGGATAGGGCTGTGCTCGATGGTGTAATGAGCGACAAGCAGCTCGTACTCATGTGCCCAGGTGGGATGAGGTTTTACATTCTCATTCCAAAATGATGCACGTGTATAGATCGCTGGCTTCTTACCGGTGAGCTGCTCAACCTGCTGCAGGAAAGAAAGATACTTCACTGGTAGGTTGGTGCCTGGTTCTTCGAAGTCAGCGATGTAACGACCCTGCACGTCACCTGCTCGTTGCACAAAGAGCTGGGCTTGCATGATCGGATCGACTGCTGGTTCGAAGTAATGATAGGGAGCGAAAGGTAGGCCAGCTGCCTGGCAGCCTCGCATGTTAGGTAAGTAGGTGTTGTCAAATAACCCTATCCCATCGGTGCACTTGAAGTAAGCGAATGGGACCCACTTTGAAGCCACGGTCCAATCGATGGCTCCATCCCAATGACTAACATCCACACCGATCGTTCTCATTGGATCACCTCACAATTATTATTGTCCGATCGCAGTTGCTGCAGCTGCGAGATCCGGACCGCAAATCTGAGTAAAGCTACAATTTTTGCAAAGGATATTGTCATAATTAAAAACTCAATTCTTCGAGGATATCTTTCTGCTTGATCACCAGGCTATCACCGGTGCCCCAGGTCTCGTCGTCGAGCAGGGCGATCAGAGCTGCGCTGAGCACATAATCATCGTGTACTAGGTCACCAGTGCCGACGTCTCTGGTCCCATCGGGGACAGACCAGCGCATGATCTTACCTGGTCCATCCATGATCACGTACTGACAGTATTCCAGCTGTCGGCTCATCTCTTCATCGAATGGCGAATAGTCTTTATACCGGCCGGTCTCGATCACAGACAAGAACGCCCATCCAAGGTCACTCTTACTTTTGGAAGTAAACTCGAAGGGTAGTACCTTTGTGCCTAATCGATCTACCAGAAAATTGCTCACACCGGCACCAACACCGGTGGCGTCGATGATCACCTTGACCGGCTGCCACAAGTCAGCCAGACCGACGATCGTTGAATACAAGGTACTTTGCTTCACACCTTGCCAGGCGAAGCGCATGACGACTTTATAGATAGGTTTGCTGACGATATGATCCACATTGGGGATTTCGAGCTCAAAAATAGTCAGTACAGTGCTGTCTCTCTTCGGGTTCTGCAGCTGCTCGAGCTCAGCGGCTGCCCCTTCGTCCTGGCCAGCCACGTCGATGGTAAAAGCGTAAATGTGGCCAGGAGTTGGAGCGATCTGTCTGGCCTGGCTGCCCAACATCAACGCACGCCGGCCGATGGGGAACATGCCTCCTTCGGCGTCGATCTCTTCGCTGAAATACTGCGTTCTGACCAAGGGATTGTTCCTGCCCAGCCTGGCGACCTGTTCTTCGACGAAGGTCTTATAAGCCGGCACCACGGCACCCACATCATCAGCGGTCAACACCCACGTCCGACGGATACCGTCTTTCTTTTCAGCGATGCGAGCTGCACGCAATTCCCGGGTGAGCAGGGTCTTACTGGTCCACGCTGTGCCCCAAAATACACGAGTAGCATTGGTGGAGGCTGCCATGGGGGCGATCTCCTTATCCCACTTGGCGATCTCCACGTCTTGGGCTTCGTCACATTCGAGCAGCAGGCTGGCGGTGGCTCCCACGATGGAGCTGGTTGGGGATCCACTGAGGAAGTGGATCATTGTCCCTCCGTATTGGTAGATATAGCCTGAGACTTTCTTCCACCTTCCCCGACTGAACAGGTTGTGCTTGATCACCCTTTCTAGCCGTCTCATGGCATTAAGGCTTTGCGGCTTCCAGGTCGGTGACACCTTAACCATTTCAGCTTGTTCTACGCTGCACATACACATAAGGTAAGTCTCGATCTGCGCCTGGAGCTCATTCTTGCCGGATTGGCGTGGAAAAATCACCACAAACGAGAGCCCCTTGCCCAGGATGGCAGATTCCACAATTGCTTTCGCCACTTCCTCTTGGTAGCTGCGCAGCTTGATCCCACCAGCTTCCGCACAGAAGCGGTTAACATCACGCAAGATCTCCTTGCAGGCCTGGATAAATCCGTCGTCCATGGAAGCTCATGGTCTCAGTAACACGCGCACCAGCTCGAGCAGCGAAAGCAAACCCCCACCCAGCGCCAGGCTTACCAGCAGCTTAAACTGGGTGGCGCTCTCAGTTAGCTCGCGCAGGCGTTTTTCGAAGTCAGCTGTTTGGTGTTCCAGTGTATCCAGACGCATTGTGCTTATCTCGGTGCTGTGTTCCTGTTCGGCCCGCGTGGAGGCTAGCTCCGACTTGATCAGGTCCAATGTATGCCCGAGCTGTTCTGCGATTCATCCAAGTCAGTCGTCATTTCTATCTACTATTCTCTCCCGTAAGTCATCCAATATTTGGTGAGGGCAGAAGGGGCATTACTTACATTGCGGTCATTCCTGCTGATTTTCGAGAAAGGAAGGTGAATCCGCGTTCCTGCATTGTCTTCGTGTTTTCACTGTTTTGCTGGCCCGACGAATCAATCTTCCTGCCGTAAAATCGTACTATCCCATTCACCGTAAAAGTTCAAGCTGAATTGCTCTGCTCGAGTAGATCTCTCGCTCGCAAAGACAAAAATTGGATTAGGAGGGGGCTCATTCCTTGTCCAATCCCCATTCCTGCCTGACCTCTCGTATGGCGGTGTCCACTGCCTGGGCGAAATAGCTCAGCGTGGGGCATTCCGCTTTTTCAGGGCAGGTGACGCATCGCTGCGTGGAGCGGCGCAGTTTTCGTACTGCACGCTGCAGGTCGTGCGCTTTTTCCAGCACATCCTTTGCTTCCAGTAGGATTGGACAGGTGGGATTGGGGGTGCCTGGCGTGATCGGGCGTGAGCTCATTTGCATTGGATTAAAAATCTGATTTTTCATTTCTTATTCCTCAATTCTTGGTTGACTTGTTGGATGGCGACTGAAATTTCATCCGCCACCCCTGTGTGAGAAACATTCAAGATCTTCTGCGTTCTTAACAGGTTGGCGAGTCTACCCGATGCTGCCCCCAATGCATCTAGCACACGTGTCGCCTCTTTTAAGTCAGCGATGCCGTCTGCCAGTTCCATTGTTCGCCGCATCATCACCCTGAGCAGGGTGATCTCGTTTTCCAGGTTTACGAACTGGTCAGCATCGAGCTCGCTGTTTTCAGCGCTACGATATAGGCGTGAGTAAAAACCATGTTTAAGGGCGTTGAGATTACCTTTGGGGGCGCCGCGGGGTTTGGTCATGCAAGTCGGATGTATTAGCAGGTGGATTCAGCAAAGCTCTTAGATTATCTGGATAAGCATGGAATGTTCTTACCTTTGAACGTGATTATGTATTAGAAGAAAAACCCCTGGCACGGGTGTATTGCGATGTTGCAGTGCCTTCATTCCCTGGCAAGGGATGGCGCCGGATTGATCCAGGCAGCATGCGGAGCTGCCCATTGGCGTTAAATAAATTTGGCACGGGTGAGCGGAGGTCTTACTCCGCATTGCCCGTGCCAGGGGTTCTGTGATTATTATAGCACAAATGTTCTAATCCACAAGAGGTTTAACTGACCTTCGGACAAAAGTTCGGACACAGGTTTAGAAAATGCAATGGAAACCTCTAACTTGAG